GAACAACCACTACACTTTTCTTTGATTCGTAATTTGATCCTACTGGATTTGTTTGATTTGTTATTGTCATTATCGACCTTTTTAGTTATTTAGGAACTTAGCATAAGGAATTGCAAGAAGATCATCAAGTTCATCTGGTTGTACTATGTATAACTGACCTGCAAGTTCTGCCCATGTATAGTTACGATACTTTCGCCAGTGAAAATTCAACCCACGAAAACCCCATGAGAATATATCAGTACAAGCTATAAGAGGATGTTGATCATATGTGATGTTAGGAGTTTTTGGATTATATACAAAGGTGTAAAAGTTTCCAACATCAGGAACAGGTGTCACAGTATCGTTTAAAAGAGACATGATCTCTAACATCATATCCTCTTGATCATTTGTTGGATTGTTTATGGTATTACCTTCGAGTCTACTCATCTGATTCCGAGTTCTTTTTCTGTTACTACTTTAAATTCAATACGATGATCCTCACAGAATTCTTTTGCTGCAGACCATTTTGCTTGATTGACTGCATAAGTTATACACTCTGTCAGATATGATTTAGTTTTCCGACTTCTTGGTTTAGGTGGCATCGTTTGTTTGTATGGTTTCACTTCTATCACATAAGTTTTGATCATATCATTCTTCTCTTTCACTTTAATCAAATAGTCTGGATAGTATTTGTGAACTCGATTATCTTTTGGAGACACATAAGGAATACTGAACTCTTCTGATGCCCATGAAACAATACTATTATTCATATCACACCACTGACAAAACTTTCTCTCCCAACTACTACGACATATAATCATCTTCGAGTTTCCTTGATACTTGTGTGGATACACCGGAGTATACCTACTCTTAATGCTCTCCCCCATAACTTGCCTACATAATATACAAGGTCAATCTATATTTATAAATGGTTAAGGCTCAACTCCTTAATCCAGCGACGACTTCTCATTTTCAGGTAAGCGTCTCTTTTTTAGAAAGTGCGTTCGCCAGATACAGAAGAGAACTAGGTTTGAATTTAGATCAAGGAAGATTAAACATATTATGTTCAGAGACTAACTTACCCGGATCAAGATTTGCAACATCAGAATTAACAAATAATATTCCCGGAGTGAGAGAAAGACATGTATATCGTCGTACTTATGATGATCAGATTAATTTAACTTTTTATTGTGATGCTGATCAGTATCTTCCTATAAGATTCTTTGAAGCATGGATGAATTATATTGCGAACACCACTAACACAAATGATCCGAATACAAATGGTTCTGCTCAAAATGAAACCTATACTTATAGAGTCAAACTCCCTAAAAAATATAATGGTAATTTAGAAATAACAAAGTTTGAAAAGAACCTTGATTCAAGAAGACAAACAAAACCTCTTACATATAAATTTGTAAATTGTTTCCCACTTGCAATCAACTCAATACCAGTTTCTTATGATGCATCTAATTTATTGAAGTGCACAGTTGGTATGGCCTACTCAAGATATTTTATTGAGGATAGACCAAGAGGTGTCATTCCAAGATTCCTAAATGCACTTCCATTTTAGGGTGCTAAATAAACTTACTGAAATATAACATTATGCCATTACCAAAAATTGCAACGCCAAGTTATGAACTTGAATTACCCTCAACAGGAAAGACGATCCAATACAGACCTTTCCTAGTTAAGGAAGAAAAATTACTTGTCATCGCACTTGAAAGTGAAGATACAAAACAAATAACAAACGCTATCAAGGCTGTTATAAAATCATGTGTTCTCACAAAAGGTGTCAAGGTTGAAAATCTACCCACATTTGATATTGAATTTTTATTCTTAAATATTCGTGGTAAATCAGTGGGTGAGGATATAGATTTAAAAGTTATTTGTCCTGATGATGAAAAAACTGAAGTAAGTGTGAGTGTTAATCTAGATGACATCAAGGTTCAAAAACCAGAAGGTCATTCAAATCAAATCAAACTTGACGATAATTTAATGATGGAACTTAAGTATCCTTCATTAAGTGAATTTATTAAAAATAATTTTGATCCAAATGATTCAACAAGAAACCCAATGGATCAGTCATTTGATTTAATCGGATCATGCATTGATAAAATTTATAATAATGATGAAGTGTGGGCAGCTGACGACTGTTCTAAAAAAGAGATAAGTGAATTTCTTGATTCAATGAACTCTAATCAATTCAAAGAAGTTGAAAAGTTTTTTGAAACTATGCCTAAGTTAAGTCACATAGTTAAAGTTTATAATCCTACAACAAAGGTTGAGAGTGATGTTGTGCTTGAGGGCTTAGCGTCTTTTTTCGCATAGCAATGGTGCATATGAATCTGGAAAATTATTTCAGATTAAATTTTGCTTTGATACAGTACCATAAATATAGTTTGACCGATATTGAAAACATGATGCCTTGGGAGAGAGATATCTATGTTGGACTATTACAATCACACCTCGAAGAGGAAAAACTAAAAGAGAATCAAAGAAACGCGAATGGATGAAACCAATCCAGCATACGAAAATTTTCGTAATAAGATGGAGGCATTTGGTCAACCCATAAAGGGAACCACGAGAAGAGTTTCTGCGTCAAAATTTTTAGGAAGGAATGATTTAGAAAAAAGAGTACAAATAAATGCAAGAAAGATAACTATATTAAAAAATGTAATTCAATCTCAACAAATTCAAACTGGGTTGATGTTAACATCTTTGGTAGATGGTTCTGTTCAAAATGTAGAAAAAACATTACTTGATATAAGATTAACGGTTGTATCAATATTAGAAACACTTCGAGCACAAGAAAAATTCGAGTATGAAAAATTTCTTGACATGCAAAGAAGAAATGAAAATATGAGGAGAAGGAAAAGAGAATCTCTCTTAGAGACCAGTTCTCGTGGAATGAAAATTATATCAAAAGGAGTTCAAAAAGTATTATCACCTGTCACCAGTATATTTTCAAGAATTTTAGATGGGTTTATCAGCTTAATTGGTGGAAAAATATTACAACAATTAGTAGGTTTCTTAACTGATCCCAAAATATCACGATTTATTATTGGATTTTTATCATTTGTTGAAAGATTTTTACCATTGATTACAACAGGAATAGGTCTAGGTGCAATTGGATTAGTTGCATTATTGGCAAGAATGGGAGCGATTACACCTATTATTGTTGGTGCTGCTCGTCTTTTAATAGGTATACCCACACTTGGTTTAATTGGTGATCCTCTTAGGCGAACATCGATGGGGAGACTTGGAACATTTAGGCAAGCCCCTCTGGGTAAAAAAGCTGGTAGATTATTTACTAATCCCGGAGTATTTCAAAGGGCAGCCAGAAGAATAAGGTTTAATACAGGTGGTTTAGTTCCCGGTTTTGGTAACACAGATTCGGTTCCTGCAATGCTGACTCCGGGTGAAGTCGTAATCAGTAAACCTGCTGTTGAAAAATACGGTGCAATAAATTTATTAAATTTAAACAAGGCAGTTGGATCATCAAATAAACCTAAGATTAAACGTGGTATATCATATGCGAATGAAGGAATGCAAGTGCCAGTTCCAAATATTGGAGAATTATTTGGTGCCGTTTTAGGATCTTTGCAAGGTATGGAAAATTCTGATCTGGGTAAAAGTTTATCAGATCCCAATATTCCCAAGACTTTAGAAACATTTGCAGAGGCTGTGGCGATACCGAAAAAGCAGCAAGTCAGAATGGCTAGTGGTATTACAAACACCGTAACAAATAAAATAACACAAAATCTAGGACAATCTGACTTTGTTCAAAAGATAATATCAAATGATAATAAACCAAACGTAGTTCCTAATTTGTTACCATTCAAAACTCTCTCTTCAGGAGGTTCAGGAGGTCTAGATATGAGCACTATTTTTGAATCAGTATTAAACAAAGTGAATCCACAAAATAATTCTGATCAAAATAATGATATATTTAATATAAAATTAAACGCACCAAATGCAAGTAAATTAGAGACTCTTGGATTAATACCATGATTAATACTTCAAAGTTACTACCAAGAAGATCAAATAAATCAAATCTCTCTTCAGAATCTATAAAAAATTTAGGTATTGTAAGTAAAGGATTAACAGAGGTTGATGGATTACTAAAAGAAAGGCTTGTCTTCAGTAAATTAAGAGATGGTATATTAAAACAACAAGATGAAAGAAGAAGAAGGTTTCAAAGGGAAACAAATTTAGAGAGAAAAGGAAAGGATAGTGATTATGATATAGGCAACCCTCTTCAAACACCAAGAAGACCTAAACCCGGAACAGGAGGACTTATAGGTGGAATAGCATCAACCGCAACTCGTCTTTTAGGGTTAGCAGCATTCTCCCGTGTTGGATCATTATTAAAAGTTGGTAAGACACTTGGTTTACTTCTTAATCCAAAAGTTCTTGTTATCGGATCAACGATAGCTATCCTTTCAAAAATCATCACAAGCACAGATGATGGTATATTTAAAAAGGTATCGAAACAAGACGCTGAAAAACTCAGAGGTAGTAACGTTAATAATACAATCAATGAATTTATTGAGGGAATGCAATTTTTATCAGGTGCATTGCTTGGTGCTGCTACTATTGCTTTCGTAAGACAACGCATATCCAATCGACAGGCTATTGGTGATTTTGCAAATGAAAGATCGATGTTATATTCTCGTGGGGATAGTGTCAGAGGAAAAGCAAGAGCTGATGCTGAAGCAGACATGACAGCAGATCAAGCAAAAGCAAGAGCAAGAAGGGTATCTAAACAACGAAAGATTGATAAAAAGATTTTCGCAAAAACTGCTGGCCAGAGAGATATAGAGGAAACCAATATACTTCAGTCAAGAGTACAAAGAAAAATTTCAAAGCAAGTTGGGGGGCAAATAGTTCCTCAAACATCTCGCACTGCAACTGCAGTCATGGATAGAAGTCCGGGGATGTCTAGAATAGTAAAGAAAAATTCTTTTTTTATTGATCCTGCAGAAGGTTTTGATGTAAGAAGTAAAGCGACACGGGGTGGGAGGCAACAATTTTTCTTAGGTGATTCAAATATTAGATTATATGAAACAGGTGTTGATGGGAGAGAAGGTTTTGAGACTAAAAAAACACCTGCCTTAAAAAATAAACTTGCAAAACAATATGGAATTAAACCTACCGATTTTGATTTTGATAATGTATTTGATAACTTTGAATTAAGAAGTAATATAGGTGCAAAGGCTCGTCGTGATGCTGGAATAGATGCTTTACTTGATGAGATTAATATGAAAGGTGCGAGAGATTTTACATCTCGTCAAAAAGACGCTCTTTCTGAAATTATAGATCGTGATTTAGTTGGGATCAATGATAACAAATTTGCACAGAGAACTGAAAGATCTCGACGAAGAGCAGCTGCAGATCCTTTATCAAAAATGGGTACAGGAAGCACAGGATCAAAAGTTGTATCAAGAGGAAGGGTTGGTAGTAGACAATTTTTAAGACCTGATGGGTCATCAACAGACGCTGCCTACAGGTCTGCAATGAAAACTAAAAAAGTAACAGCAGAGGCACTCACTGGTGTGGGTCAAAAGGGAATGAGAAAGTTTATCTCAGAAAGTGTTGGAGTTATTCCTTTTATTGGTGACTTAATAGGAATGTTAATTGATATATTTGTATTTGGAGAACCACCCGGAAGGGCAGCTTTTATGGCAGTTGGTGGTGCACTTGGTGGAATAATTGGTGGTATTCTGGGAAGTGCCGGAGGGCCTTTAGGAGCCATGGGTCTTGGTATTGTAGGTAGTATTGGTGGTGATTTTCTTGGTGGTGCTCTTTATGATTTATTTTTCAGATCTGGTGAAACTCAAAATCCATTCTCAAGAATACCTAAATCAGGTATAAAAAGTATAGTAAAACAAGCGGGATTAATGACAGGTGGATTTGCAGATTATGGTATGTATAAACTTGGTGAGGCAGGTAGAGAATTTGTTCTTGATGCAGATTCAACTGCTGCGATTGAGAGGAAAGTTCCGGGATTATTGATGTCTCTTAACAAAGCAGATGCAGATGGAGCGATAAATATTTTGAGAGATTACGCATTTTATGAATCGGGTGCAGGATCTGAAAAAATAATTCCACTACCGTTTCCAATTATGCCTGAATCATCATCCAACAAAGGTCAAAAAACTATTGTCTTATCTCAAGGATCAGGTGGAGGTAATAGAACTCTTTCACAACATTATAGGAGAGGTTAATGGCTGGTAATAGTAATAGATTTCAGGATGCATCCATAAAAAAAGCCATTATTGTTTCAAATTCAACAGGTAAAGAAGTTGATATGACAGAGTGTGTTAATATGGAATACTCTGAAAGCATTTATGATGACACAATAAGAGTTGGATATGAGGTTGCGAATGCTGCCGGTACAATAAATGATAAGACATTACTAGAGGGTCTACCACTTGTTGGCACGGAGGATTTTGAGTTAACTATAATTGATGGTGACGGTAATAAAATAAATGTAAATTTGATTGTCAATAATGTCACTGTGGTAACAAAGGACAATCAAAAAGAAAATCTTTTACTATCATTAGTCTCCGAAGAGATTATAAGAAATGAAAGTGAGGTAAATTCAGTTAGAATTAGACACAATGGTAGAATTTCAAATAGTATTAAAGATATTTTTAAAAATAATTTACAAACAGAAAAAACATTGTTCATAGAGGAGACAAGTAATAATTTTAATTTTATAGGAAATAAAAGAAAACCAATGTATATGATAAATTGGTTATCTAAAAAATCAATTCCAAATAAAAATGGAAAACAAGGCAAGACAGCTGGATACATATTTTTTGAAACATCATTGGGTTATTATTTTAAGTCAATAGATACTTTGTTCGCACAAGAGCAAGTAAAATCATATGGTTTCTTTGGACAGGCAGAAACACCTGTTGGTTATGATGGAAATATTATAAATTTAGATATTGATAATCGTTTTCAGGCAGAATCAAAATTAAGGTCTGGAGCTTACAATACAAAACTAATTTTGTTTGATCCATTTAATTGTAAATATGATGAAATAAGTGAAGGTGTTAAACCAGATGATGATGGGACAACGAATGCTGGAATTGGACTTCCAATTATTAATAAAAAATTTAATAATATACCAACAAGAACGACTTTTATGTTAAGAGATACTGGGGTTCTACCTACTGGTGATGTAAAAGAACAAGTGAAAAAAAATGAGGAGGAAATTTTTGATGTTGCAAATATATTAAACCAAGCGATAAGAAGATATGGCCAATTTAGTATTGGTGCAGTTCAGATAGATATTTTTGGTGATTTTTCTCTACATGCGGGAGATGTTGTTTTTATTGACGCTCCATCAACAGATCAGGGAAATGATGCAACGACAGATAAACTCACAGGGGGTAAATATTTAATCGCATCTCTGAAACATGTTATTCGAGCTGGTCAATGTCAAACAAGACTAGGATTAGTAAGAGACTCGGTTGGAAGAAAAGGAAAACCACATAATGGTAGCATGGTAAACT